GTTCAATAAAATATGTACCTACTAAGTTAACACTTGAAACATTATTAATTGTTTTGATTACAGCTACGTTATAATATTGAAACTGTCCTGTAATATCAAGATTTCTTATATCTACAATAATTGATTTATTAACTCTAGTATTGAAATTAACTGTTGTTAATTGCTCATCCATTATAGGAGTAGGATTTGTTACTGAGTAATAAGAAGTATATGGATTACCAACAGGATCACAATATTGTATAGCAAACTGATAAGTTCCTGATATAAGTTCTCCACCAGATCTAACATCTATAACTTCAAGTTGAGGAATACTAAAATTAGGCTGTATCTTAAGTTGATTACAATCTAATTGATCTGTATATTCAGGATTACAAAGATCTGTATTAGGACGTAATAAATATGGAATATTATTTATATCTAACCATCTTCTTGCATTGAGTCCATCTGTCCAATATATCTCTATTGTACAGTTTGTAATCTTATGTACCACCTTATGTATAGGATGGTTAACATTAAAATTAAGACATGCTGCTTCTACTAATACATGATAGATACAATCATTATTATCCATATATCCAATTTGACTAACTGATGTCAAAGGATTTACAAGAAAGAATATATGTTTATTCTTCTCATTAATGAAATGAGTACCAATTAGTAAATAAGCTTTTGGAAAGGTGACACATAAATCATTACCCATTTCATTTTGATAGTTAACTATATTACCATCAAAATTTTCAATTGCAGCATTTAACGCATAGGTTAATGAACCCTGTTTAACTTGATTTACAGAGCTATCTAAGTTTAGACCAGTAGTTGCAGTGTTAGATTCTTGATTTATATTATTTCTTGATTGTTCTTCAGCCATGATGTGTATTAGTTATTACGTCTTCTACCATACCTGTTAGTACGATTTGGAAGTTCATACATGTTAAATCTGTTAAGATCATTTTTGATCCTTCTTTGTTTCTCCCAAGGAGATTGTTTCTTCATTTCAATCTCAGCCATGATGTACGCTTCTTCATATGCTTGCTTGTGATAAATCAACTTCTGTTGTAACTGATTGAATGTTTCATCATTAGTTTGATTAGTAAGCATCTCAAACACTTTGAACTTAATAAATGCTTCTACATATTCTCTTATACGATAGTTATCAGGAATCATTTGATTTCCTATTTCATCATATTCTGTAGCATAGAATAATAAGTGAACAATTCCATTTCTGAAGTTGGTAACAAACTTATTGTCTCTAATATCAAATGAGTCATGACTAGCAGAACCAGGAGTGAACTGATGAATAGGAGGAGCTTCAGCATAGAATTCCCAAGCACTTGTATAATCTACACCACAGTTTTGTCTTGCAGATATATTACCAGGTCTAAGTAAATACTCATGAGTAAATTGTCTAGCTGTACTATTATTTGTTTTGTATACAGCTTGTACTAATGTTGGCATACATGTACCATCACAAGCTGAATTCTGACAACCAGGATTATTACAAGGAGTTCCTCCAATGGTTAATGGAGACACTTGAATAGTTGTTGCATTGGCTGCTTGTGAATAGAATGAGTTAGCATCTTGATATGGAAAACCATTCACTGCTGTACACATCCAAGCTTCTCTTACAGCATAAAAGTTATCAGGAAGTCTAGCTTGAAAGTCTTCTATATATAAGATCTCTTCGCTTATAACAAAGGTTGTTCTTCCTAACTTCTTAAGACATTTGTCTAAGTAGGTAGGGAATAAAAGATCATCCACTGCACCAGTATCAAAATAACTTTTCAGCTCTTCTTTAACTGTTGAATAGACAGGCTCTGGGGATACGAAATTATATTTATAGTAGTACGACATAATTTATTTTTTCCATTCGTTATAGATGTATTGATACTTGTCGTTGGTCTTTAAGTAATGTGATAGAAGTCTTGATGTTAGTCTAGAAGGTTTGAAATACCATAAGTCAGAGTTCTTGAAGCGTGCTGTGCTCTTAAACCACATCCAACCAAAGAAATAACCTTCTGTGTGGTAGTTGAAGTTATATATCACCTTTCCTTTCTCTTTGGTCTTTTGCCAATCTATAGGAAGATTAACAAACTCTTTGCCATCTACATTGTTCTTTAGTTTTCTTCTTTTCTTTTTATTGATGGAGAACTCTCCAAATCCAAAAGGAAGCTTCACCTTTTCTCCTGTTTCTAATATATATTCTTTAAAAGATTCATTGTAAGTGTATAAAACGTTTCTCCATTCATCATATGTTAGTTTTATAGATGAGTGCTTTTTACAGAAACTGTTATAGTTGTCCTTGCTAGAACTTCTCCAATCAACCTTTGTTCTCATTAATTAGTTGGTTTTGCGTTAGGTGCTTGACCATCTATTCCTTCTTGACTTACATCTGTTTTAATTTGGAAGTAAGTAGTTAGAAGTTTTTGTGATGTAAGTTGTAGCACTTGTTGTTCTAGATATCCAGGAAGAGCGAACTCTTTGTCCAATGGGTTCATACATAATTGTTCATTTGTATAATCAGGAGAACCACATCCACATTCTGGATACATAATATCATTCTTTACATCTTCTTCAAACAATGCTACAAACCTAATTGATTTTAACAATGGATTGTTTACATACAGATATCCATTAGATATCCAGAAGTATTCTTCTTTCTTGATTATAGGAAGCTTTAGTAGATTGATATATCTATTTACTGTAATCTCTTTTAACTTCTTTCCTTGACCACCCATTGCATTAATAGAATAAACTCCTTGTATTACATATTGGTAATTACCTTCTGATATACGTGGAAGTTTAAGTTTTGTTCTTGCAATGGTACACTCATCTACATAGTTGCAACATTCAGAGATGGGTACTTCTACCATCTCTAAACAAGGAATTGTAGTGAACAATGTATCTGTTGCCCAAAGTTTTCTAAGATTGGTTTCTCTCTTAATAAGTAATAGAGCATTGTTTCTGATCTCAGAAGCAATAGCTCTATCTGTGATGAGACTATCTGTAGAAAGTATCTTGTGGACACTTCTAACATCACTAACTAATTTTCTTAATGTTGCCATATTTATATTCGACTTTCAAATTCAGCAATCTTACCAAGCTCAAGATCATATACTAATGCTAGAGCAGCTCTTACTGAATGTACGTAGTTATTATCTAAGTGCCATCTATCTGTTCCTGATAGACTAGGCATTTGTTGTATTCTCACTCCTTTGATTTCTTTAGCCATGTAGTGATGTTTATCTCCTGTGTGCACCTCTCTATATTTAGCATTACCAAATGATTGACTATATTGAGGATGTGTTGCAAACAATAAAGGAAGATCTTCTATCTTACAATTACCATGGTGCCAACCAATGAATGTATTCCCTAATGTGATTCCCTTAACTACACTATGTTCTCTTATAAAGTCTACATCATGTACATCTTTAAAGAATACATCTAACGCATGTGCTAGGTAGAAAGATTTAGTTCTATCATGGTTACCCTGTACAAGAACTACTACTACATGATTTGCATACTGTCTCAACATATTGATTGTATCTACAAGAATAGAAAACCCTAATTCATATTCTTCTGAATAATCCATTATAGTGTCCTGTGGAGTACCTTGTGTAGTTTGATGTTGATAGTTATCAGTATGAAAGAAATCATTCGATATAGGCAATATAACAGTGTCTATATGATAATTAGATACAACTTTGTTAATCAAAGATTGAGCCACATCAAGATATCGTTTAGCTCTTGCTTCAACACTGTTATCACCATCTACAGTTCTTTTAGCTAAGTGGTAGTCAGATAGAGATATCTCTACATTTACCACATCTTTGAAGTTAGGTATTTTGGTAACTAGTATATTGGTTGGTTTGTAGTTTTCTAAAAACTTAGCAAAGTCTTCAGGTGAGTAATCTTTTGCTTCTTTTCTCTTAGAAAAGACTGAGGAAGTGAACTTCCCACTTGGTAACATCTTAGACCAGTAATTGGTTATGATGTATTTATCTAGGTTTATCTTGTGTAGCTTAGCTAGTTGAAGATCATCTTTAGGATCAAAGTCTGATACAATTGTACTTTCTATTGTACCCTTTTCAACATTTACCTTTCGTTCTTCTATATAGTTTTTTCCTTCTGCATTTTGATAATTGTCCTTCTCTCTAAGCTCCTTTAAGAGCTCAGTAACTTCAAACTCACTTATTCCAAGTCTTTCAGCATAGAATTTCTTACTCTTTTTTTGCGTTAGCAATTCTTCTAATTGACTTAATAAGCTTTGATAATCAGACATATGTACTCATATTAGTTAAAAAAATATTGTAAAGATAAATAATAGTTTTTATATATTCCAAATAATTCTAGTTAGAGCTGTAATTATTTATAACTAAATTAGTTAGAAATAAAAACTCCCCAAGGAAACCCTTGAGGAGAAATCACAGAAAACCAACAAACTATGATTTTTTATTATTGTTAAACACCTGTTGTTGTAGTAGTAGTAGTTGGAGAAGTACAACACTCACTAGTTATTGTAACTGAAGAATCTACAACTGATGTTGGAGGAGTTTCTCTAAATATTAAAGGAACAGTTCCTGATTGTACACAAATACTAAATGTAGTAACTACATCACTTGATGTTGTAGTAGTATCACCAGCACAATTAACATACTGAACATCTACTATTGATTCAGCTATATCAATTGGACCTATCACTACATCAAAATTAACACATGCACATGTGGTAGTAGTTGTAGTTGTAGAACTAGTAGATGTACTGGTAGATGTACTAGTAGAAGTTGAACTAGAACTAGTTGTAGTGGTAGTTGAACCAGCTGTGGTACTAGTACTTGTTGTACTTGATGTGCTACTAGAACTTGTTGTAGTAGTAGTAGGAAGCACATTCACTGCTACATTAATAAAGTTTGTACACACTCCTACAGACTTCACTCTAACTATAGTTGTTCCATCAGGAACAAATAAAGCTGTATATCCAGCCTGTAAAGCTGCAGCAGATATATTTGTTGCAAATGGAGCAACATACCCATCTGTATTTGAATAAAGATTGAAAGGACCTGCGTCCCCACCAGTTGGTAAAACCAATGTTATTAATATTGTCATTTTTTATTTATTATATAATTAAGGAATAGTGGTAGTTGAAGTGGTTGTTGGACTAGCTGTAGTTGTAGTACTACTTGTAGTAGGTGCAACTGTAGTAGTTGTACTTGTTGTACAAACTCCTGTAATAGTCATAAGTTCACTACTATCTATTATTGCTAATGCACAAATAGAATACGTACAAGATGGAGTTGAACATGTATCACTAACTATTTGTACTACACCATTGCAATCTATATATTCTGCTGTGAATGTAGTGCTATAAGGATTACTTTCAAATTCATAACAAGTATTAGCAATAGTTGTACTAGTCGTAGTAGTACTACTTGTACTGCTTGTTGTAGTGGTAATACTGTATAAAGGTATATCAAGAAAATTAGTACAATCTCCTGTTGAGCTAACTCTAACAATTGTTGTATAATCAGGAACAAGTGCAGAAGGATATCCTGCAAGCAATGAAGCTTTAGAAACTCCTGTTTCAAATGCTGATGTATATGCATCAAGATTTGAAAAAAGATTGAATGGACCTGTATCAGATCCAGCTACTGTTAATGTTATTACTACTGTCATATATTATTGATTTTTTTATTTATATTATGCAATTTCTGTAGTTGCAATTACTTCATATATATAGGTCGATGGGTCAACAGCATACCAAGTTCCTGGTGGTATAGGAATGTATGCAGTAACAGGACTAGGTCCTGAATCAGTTTGTGTATCTACAGTAGTATAGCTCGAAACAGTTCTTAAAGTTCTTCTTAAAATTAATGTTGATTGAACATCTGCACCAACTGGACCACCATTAGTTGAAGATGATATGTTAGTTGTAGTAAGAAGTATTGAAATTTCGTCTCCTGTCTGTAAACCTGATGGAATAGGAAATGAATAAAAACCTTCCACACTTAATTGTGCATCTGTTGCAAAAGGATTTCCTGATGAATAAAAAGTACTTCCAGCACCCCCATTATAATTTCCAGATGGATCTGGAAAACTACCATTATTTAGAGATTTCTGACTAACAATTGTTGTAACACCTGCTCTCCTACGAGATATTTGAAAAACTATACTTGTGAATGGACCATTATTTGCAGTCCAAGATAGTGCCAAACCTGGTGCAATATCTGGTGTAGTAGTTGTACTAGTTGTTGTACTAGAAGTGCTTGTAGATGTACTAGTAGAAGTTGATGTAGATGTAGATGTGCTAGTTGAACTACTTGTTGTTGTTGTAGTAATTAAATTTATATTTAAATCAATAAAGTTTGTACACAATCCAGTAGATATCACTCTAATTATTGTAGCATCATTAGGTACAGTTGAACTGTATCCAGCTTGCAATGCAGCAGCAGACACATTCGTTGCAAATGGAACTGCATACCCATCTGAATCTGAATAGAGATCGAAAGGTCCTACATCACCTCCAGGAGGAATAACTAACGTTGTTACTATTATCATATTTTTTATTTATTTTTTTTTTATTATGGACATGAAAAACATATACCAATTGAACCACCAACGTCACCATCTGGAGCAACTTCACTTGACGTACATTTTGAACTACCTGTAATGTTTATTTTATACTGATTTATTCCATCTCCTACAAATGGAAAAAGACCAGCTGCATCAGTATAAACAGTACTTCCTGAACTTATTGTTTCGTTACCTGGTGTTCCAGTAATATCTGATACCCAACAATCAGTATCTAATGTTGCAGCACAACCATTTATAGGTTCTGGTGTTCCAGATATTCTAGAAGGAAAAAATGATAGACAACAATTTACAGCTGATATGTCCCAAGTAGCACATGGTGATCCAAAATTACCATCACAGCCTGCATCACCACCAGTTATTGTAATAGTACCTTCTTGGGCACAAACATTACGAGAGGTTGGTGAAAAGTCTCCATCTCCTACATCACTATTTACTAGAACACCTGAACAATTAATATATGAGAAATATGTAACCTGTATAGTAGGAAATTCTGGTGGTGGTGGACCAATATAAGTCACAGTGTAACATTCACAAACTATAGGAGTAGGAGTAGTACTACTAGTTGTTGTACTAGTGCTGCTACTAGTTGATGTAGAAGTACTGGTACTAGTACTAGTACTGGTAGAAGAACTGCTAGTTGTAGTAGTTGTAGGATCTGGAAGTTGATTAACACTTCCTGTAAAATTACATATAGGTAATTCAGTAGCAGTTGCAGTGAACTCACACACAGGTAACTCAGTAGCAGTCACTGTAAAATCACAAATAGGACAACATATAAAGATTTGATCATTTATATTCTCTATCTCTTCTGTAATTATCATTAAGTCCTCAGTAATGTTCATTACTTCTTCTGAAAGAATATTTACACTGTTTATAGCAGAACATATAACATTGTCAAACTTAGTAAGGATTGTGTTTAGATCATCACATGCTTTTACATCTGTACAAGGAAGTGGAGTGCTATCATATGAGACAGCACTCGTTCCTATTATTGTTGTGTTATTTGTTTGAGAACAATTAGCCATGTTTTATATTTATAATGCTGTTGTTGTAGTAGTTGTGGTTGGACAAGGGTGTTCAGTTGTACATTCTCCACAATTATCATAAGTAGTGGTATCCCCTATTGCCACTGTTGGAGATAATAGAGAAGTGCTTACTACTGTATAGCAATATCCATTTGTAGCATATACAACAGTGCCTATAGGAGTACTACTAGGTAGTGGCATATATTCAAATTCTAGTACATCACAACAAGTAGGTTCTAATTCAAATATAGAACAAGAGTCAGTAGCAAGTATTGTCAAGTTAACTCCTAATACTAATGAACCACTAACTATACATGCTGTATCAGAATTAATAGGGTATACAACTGTTCCTCCAACTGGAAGACCTGTATAACAATCTATAGCTGACCAATCGCTATCTCCAGGAGATTCACTAGGGCCTGAAGCTGTTATTCTATATGTTGAACAACTTTTAACAGTTGTTGTGGTGGTAGTTGTAGAACTAGAAATTGTTGTTGTACTAGTGCTTGTTGAAGTAGAGGTGCTTGTACTAGTAGACGTGCTAGTTGAACTAGAACTTGTAGTTGTTGTAGTAGTTGGTACACATTGTGAATTATTTGTACAAAGAGTAATTCCTCCTTCTATTTCAGAAGGTCCATCAGCAATAACACTGCCTAATTGAGCACACACATACGTAGTGCTACTTGTAATAGTTATAGTTTGAGCAACTCCATTTACATCTGTCCAATAAAATTTCACTTTACCCTCTGCAGTAAGTGAATAACAATATGCTAGACTAGTTGTTGTTGTGGTTGTGGTTGGAGCCAAAGTGGTTGTAGTTGTAGTTGTAGGTATTACAGCACAATCTAAATCACTTGTACAAAGAGCAATTCCTCCCTCTATGTCAGGAAGACCTGTACCACTTGTAGCAATACTACCTAATTGAGCACATACATATATAATGGTATTATCAATACTTGCAGATTGAGGATCTCCATTTACATCTATCCAGTAGAATACCACTTTACCATTTGCAGTGAGTGTATAACAATATGTTGGGATAGGTAATGTTGTAGTAGTTGTGGTTGTAGGTCCAGCACAACAAGTAAGTAAGTTAATGAAACTTACATTTCCTACTCTAATAACACCAGTTGTATTATCAACACATATTAATTCAACAATATTAGTTGCAGTTTGTGTAACCACTTCAGTTGATCCACAAGGAACATATGCTACACTACCAGGATTTACAGATGGTCCAACTAGTCTATATGTAGTACAAGCACAAGGAACTGCAGTGGTGGTGGTAGTTGTTGTAGCACCACAACATACAGCTAATGTATTATTAATATTGGTTATTTCATTATTAATATTGATTATCTGAGTGGTAATATTTGCTACTTGAATGTTTAATGTATTGATTTGAGTAAGTAAGTTACATATAATCTCATCGATCTTTTGTAATATCACATTAAGTGTATCACATGGTTCAGCTATAATACAATCCAATATAGGACCATTATAAAGTACATTGCTAGATAGAATTACATTAGTCTCACATGGATTTTGTCCACAACCAGTATTAGGAAGTGTAGAAGTGCATCCACAAGGACTATTTAAAACTACGTCTGTGCAACAAGGATTAACTGGTAAAAAAGAGTGTGACATTGTGTTGATTTATTAAGGTATGTACATTATATAATAACAACCTAATCCAGGTTGATAGTTTGGATGTGATTGTCCAGATCCTTCTGAAGCTACTGTTACATCAGTCTCTGCTGTTAAAGTGACATTTTCAGCAAGATATTCAGAAGGACCTTCACTTCGTAATGCACTAACTGAACCACCAGTTGTAATACCAATTGGATCAAAATCTACTCCAAGAGGTAATATAGCGTGTGTATGTGGATTAGGAGTTATTTGAGTGACAGCTGATGTACCAGGATGAGCATGTGGAGGAATTTGGTTAACAGTTAATGTAACACCATTTTGACCTAATGGTACATTCAATGTATAATTAGGATTACCTAGTGCTGGATCAGTTTGAGCAGGATATGCACTACCACCAGGAACAGCTGTAACACCTACAGGAACTCTACCTCTTAAATCAGGAGTTCCATTTATTCCATTACATAAGAATATTCTATCCCAATCACCAAGTCCTACTCCTGTACTAGAGAAATTACTTAATGATCCAAAATATAGAACCACTGCGTAAGGAACCATTCTATTACTAACTGCACTAACACTAGCTGAATTTTCAGCTATATAGTTAGCAATATAAGCATCTAACTCAGCACCATTACTTGAATAGTTTGTTGATAAATCAAGAGCAAGAGCTCCTAGATTAACTTCTATTTGACACAATTTATTAATAACAGCTTGTACAATAGCATGTGTATCTGAAGATGCTGTAACACCTGTCAAACATCCAATTGTATAATCAGCATTTAATGTAGTAAGTGTAGTGTTGATAAAATTAACTTGTAATTGAAGATTACAAGCAGCTTGTATAAGAGCTTTTGATATATCTACAATAGAAAGATCTTTACATGTTGGAAGATATTGCTGTACAAGGTCACATACCACTGTGGTACCAAGATCAATCTTCACTCCTGTACCATCTAATGTAGATGTAAGGAATGTAATTAAAGCTTGTTCTACAAACGATAATGAATCACCAGTTTTTATTCCTAGGACAGGAACATCTATTCCTGTATATTTTACACATCTGTCAGAGACAATCTCTGTACATCCATTGTAACAATTTGAGCAAGTTGACATATTATTTATATTTTATATTGTTGTTGTAGTTGTTGTGGTTGTTGAAGTGCTACTAGTTGACGTACTACTAGAACTAGTGGTAGTTGTTGTAGGACAAGTTCCTAATGTACTTGAGTACATTAAACCTGTTATAGTTGCATCACCCCATTCAGAATAAGTACCAATAGGATAGTAACTAGAATTAAGTAATGGTTGCAATAAAGGAGCAAGATCTTGAGAAGCATAAACCCATTGACTACCATCATAATATACACTACCAGGTAAACCTCCTCCAATATCATAAACAGGTCTACCATTTTGAAAAGGAGCATTTCCTAATAATGGTAGTTCTTCTGTATATTCGCAACCTACACCTTCTCCAAAAATACAAAAACATATAAATTCTTGAATTGTAGTAGTGCTTGATGTTGTTGATGTACTAGAACTAGTTGACGTACTTGTGCTAGTGCTACTAGAACTAGTAGTGGTAGTGGTTGGTACTAAAGTGGTACTTGTACTGGTTGTAGTACTGGTTGAGCTAGTAGTACTCGTTGAACTACTGCTAGTAGTGGTAGTTGTAGGTATAGCTGTTGTTGATGTAGTGGTAGTAGGATTTGGTACAATAGTTATATCACAACGTTCCTCTATACAAGGTTCTGGTGTGTTACATCTACTTATACATCCCACTGTAAGACGTATCACTCTACTAGAGATCATAGGTATAGTATACTCATGTAAATAACTTGGATTACAAAGTTTGTACAATAGTATTCTTCTATACATTATTAATTGAGTTATGTCATCAGCAGGCACACGTTTGTTCAACATATATGAAATATTGTTGTACAAGTTGTTACCAAGTTCTGCTAACTTACAATCTATTTTTTTAAGTAAAGAAGGAATGTCAGCACATTCTGGGCAATTCGTTAATCTTGGTGATAACATAATAACAATTTTATTTATTTGCTTTAGCAGCACACGCTGCACACATTCCATTTTTCAGCTGACATCCACAGCCTACATTAGCTCCACATCCTGAACATTGTGCCATAATTAATAAAAGTTTATTAAGTAGTTGTTACCAGAACAACCACAGTTGGTTCTTAAAAAGTTATCTAACATATTATTTGCCTGAGCATATAACGTATTTGATTCAGATTCTGCACAGTTATTAGCTGCTGCAATCGCTCCTTGTATAAAGAAGTTGATTGTGTTTAATGTAACACTAGATTGTGTTTTAAGGGCTCTATCACACTCCATCATATTTAATTGCAAAAACGCACTGTCAAACTTCTCTTGAAGCTTGTCAACACGTAATATTGTTTTCTCTACATTATATAAATATGAAGGAGCTACAGAATATCTTAATCTGTATATTCCATCTGGAAGTGGTTGATTACAACCTGGTTCTGTGATTCCTAAATTAGACGATGTAAATACATTGATTTCATCAGGAACAAATGGTAGTATTTTGGTTCCAAATCCTGGAATATCAATCTCAATAGTAGGTGCTGACACCACTGGAGGATTGGTAGGATATACAGAAGCATCTGTAACACCAAGTGTAAGTACACTATAAGTAGGGATTACTAATATATCTAATTGTAAGTTTGCCATGTTTTTATAATAATTATGCCAGAGGAATATGAGATTTATCCTCTTTCCCCTGGCATAGGTTATTTAATAATTTACTACTTCTTTATTCTTAAGGAATCTGAGTAGAAGTAGAAGTTGTTGTTGATGGAGCAGCAGTAGAAGAAGTAGTTGTAGTTGTGATACAAGGAATACCTTGATCTACTACAGGACCTAAAGCAGCTTCTAATACAGTAGTGATTGCAGCAGAAATACCACTTGTTGAAGCATTTGGAGCAGCAATAATCACTGTAGAATCTTCGTGAATATAATCACCCCATACATATGCAGATTTGTTATACTCATTAAATTTAATGTAGTAAGTGTCATAAGTTGTACCACCAGATACCCAAGACTCGAAGTTCTCATTGTATCCATTCATTCTGTAAAGGTGTTTCAAGTAACCTGCTTGGTAGCTGTAGAAGTTTTTCTCTAATTGAGCAATTTCTGCAGATGTACCAGTGGCATAAGAAGCACGTTGAGTGATGATTGGATTAGCAACAATGTTACAAGCATCTGCTACGATGAAGTCAGCAGTTGTAGCTGGACCAGCATATACAAATGTTCTGAAAGACATTCTGTCATATTCAAAAGGGAACGCTGCGATATCACAAGGTTGTCCATATTGAGTTAATGGTTTTCCTGTAATACGTAAGATTGTACCACCTACATTTTCAAATGTATAGAATGTGTTGAAGTTAATGTTATCAGGGTTGATACCAGGAGCTTGTTGTGTTAATTTCTCAATCAATAAGTTGATGATAGTGTTGTCACTTACATCAGCACATGGATTTTCGTCACAACCACAGCATGGAGCTTGGATTGTTACTGAACGAGTGAAACCATTAAAATACAATGTACTAATGTAGCTAGAGAAAGCACGTAAAGTTAACGTGATAGTTTCTCCACATTGTACAGTGAAATTAGTTACATCAGTGATTTGGTTTGCAGCTGTAGGACATCCTGATACTTTGTACCATTCTGTTACGTTTGAGTTGCAACCAGATCCAGAAGGACATCCTTTGATCTTATCAGATCTTTTAGAGCCTTGTAAATAAGTGTTTGTTCTACCTTGAGCTACGTAGAAATAAGGAGAAGCAGCAATATTCGCAGCATCAGCTACTGAATAATCGCTTCTAAAAATACCAACTTGACCTGCTGTCAAGTTTTGTGTTGAAATCGTACCAGCACTAGGGAGTGCAGTTTGCCCCACTGGAACCACAAATACTGTGGTTAATGAAAAATCAGCCATTTTATTTATTTATTAAGTTAAAAATTTACTCGTTTGTTTGTATTCTGAACTGAGCACTTTGTACTGCTGCAGCATTCTCAGTATACATTGCTAGATTCTGTACT